AATCAAATGATACTTGACATTGTCAAATTAGCAGTCGGCGCTGGCACACATATAATGAGTAACAGACAGAAGCGCAAAATGCTCGAGTCAGATGCTGCAATGTTGCATGCACAAAAAATGGCAAACGGCGAAGTCGAGTATCAGCAGCAAGTAAGAGTGTCAAACGACAAAGGATGGAAGGACGAATTCGTTCTTATTCTCGTGAGCGCCCCCGTGATTTTATTGATATGGTCGGTATTCTCAGACGATCCGCAGATACAAGATAAATTGCACATGTTCTTTGAACAGTTCAATAATCTGCCTTTCTGGTACCAGACGCTGTTTGTCGGCGTGGTCGCTAGTATATACGGACTCAAGGGAGCAGATATATTTAAGAAAAAATGATAAACTTAGAAGCTTTTATCTATAAGCAACAGAAATTTTTACGAGACGAAATAGAAAGAAATGTTCAAACTCTTGTCAACGGAGGTGTTGACAGTATGGAAAACTACAAATATATTACAGGAAAAATACATGCACTAGATGCAGTTTCACAGGAAATCTCTAACCTGCTAGAAGAAAAGGAGCAAAAAGATAATGTCAGAAGCCTTACTAAAGAAGTATAAAAAAGAAAACAAAGAAGCAAAAGAAACCCCAGAAAAAACTAGTTTGGAAAAATTGCCCAATCCTACGGGTTGGCGTATTTTAGTCATGCCTTTTAAAGTTAAAGAAAAAACTGAGGGAGGTATAATCATTGCACAAGAAACATTAGACCGAGCACGTGTTGCAACGCAAGTTGGATACGTATTAAAGATGGGAGATCTTTGTTACAAAGACGAAGATAAGTTTCCAACAGGTCCATGGTGCAAGGAAAAAGATTGGGTGATCTTCGCACGATATGCGGGATCCCGAATGGAGATCGAAGGTGGAGAAATAAGAATGCTAAACGATGACGAGATACTAGGGACTATTACTGATCCCGAAGATATCTTGCACGCAATGTAACATAGAGGAGGATAAACTATGCAAGAAGACGACTTAAAAGTTGATGTCGGTGAAGCTGATGAACAAGAACAAGAAATTGATCTTGATGCAAAGCCGGAACAGGAAGAGCCCCAGGAGGAGATAAAAGTAGAAGAAGCTGAACCCGAGGCTGAAGAAAAACCTGTAGAAGAACCAAAAGAACAAAAAGAAGAGTTGACTGAATACTCTGATGGAGTTCAAAAGAGAATTGCTAAACTTACTCGTAAGATGCGAGAAGCTGAGAGACAAAAAGAAGAGGCAATAGAGTATGCCAAAACAGTTTACGAATCAGCTAATCAAATCAAACAAAGATACGAAACTCTTGATCAAAACTATAATAAAGAATTTGAAGACAGAGTTAAGTCAAGCATGCAGAATGCTCAAGCTAAACTTAGAGATGCTATAAGCGCAGGAGATGTAGAGGCGCAAGTTACAGCTCAAACAGAAATAGCGGGACTAGCTACGGAGTCAGCCAGACTAGGTAAGATCCAAGAAGTTAGACAAAGAGCAGTTGAAACCGAGCCAACGACAGCGCAACCAGCCACACCGGCTCAACCTGCGCAACCAGCCACAACGGCACCTGACCCACGGGCAGACGCCTGGGCGGCCAAAAACTCTTGGTTTGGCACGGATAATGCTATGACTTACACTGCTTTTGAAATACACAAAAAACTTGTTGAAGGAGAGGGATTTGACCCAACTTCGGATGAATATTATTCTGAGGTTGATAAAAGAATAAGACTTGAATTTCCACACAAATTTGATAAGAATAGTGTATCTACTGAACAGAAAGAACCTGTTCAAAATGTAGCAAGTGCAAAACGTCCGGCCACAAAGGGACGCAGAAAAACTGTGAGACTCACACCGTCACAGATAGCAATTTCTAAACGATTAGGTGTGCCACTTGAAGAATATGCGAAACAACTAATCGCGAAGGAGGAATAGGCATATGGAAAATGAAAAAATCAAAACTTCCCGCGCGAGTGCAGCTAGGGTTAAACAAGAAAAACCCAAAGTTTGGACTCCTCCATCATCACTGGATGCACCGCCTGCGCCAGACGGCTATAGGCATAGATGGATACGCGCTGAGAGCATGGGTATGGAAGATACCAAAAACATGTCAGGCAAAATAAGATCAGGATGGGAGCTCGTAAGAGCTGACGAATATCCTGATACAAGTTATCCAACTATGGCAGAAGGACGATACGCAGGGGTAATTGGGGTTGGTGGCCTATTGCTGGCTAGGATACCTGAAGAACTCGCAAAGTCTCGGGAAGATTACTTCCAAAGAGTAACCAAAGACCGAAACGACGCTTTAGATAACGATGTTATGAAGGAACAGCACCCAAGTATGCCGATCAATCAAGATCGACAGACTCGTGTAACTTTTGGTGGTACAAAGAAGGACTAATTATTTAGTAATTCCTATCCACTGCTAACAATAAAACCTTTAAGGAGGATAACACTATGGCTAATGTAGATAGCCCTTTTGGTCTAAGACCTATTGGTAACACTGTTGGTAGCTCTGACTTTCAAATGACGGAATATCTAATTCCGGACAACGAAGGCACTTCAATCTTTCAGGGAGATCCTGTAGAGATTGATGATAACAATGCTGGATTTATTGCTGTTCAAGAAGCAGTAACAAATGTAGATAACATTGGTGTCTTTAATGGATGTTTGATTGACAGCGACCCATCAACAGGGAAGCCAAAATTCTCTAACTTTTATTCACAAACGAATATTACGCAGGGAAAAATAAAAGGATTTGTATTCGACAACCCGTATCAGAGATATTTGATACAAGGTGACTCAGCTACAAACTCTGCACAAACAGACGTTGGTAAAGTTGCTGACACTGTTGGCACTCACTCAGGATCAACTACTACTGGTATTTCCGGTATTGAGTTAGATGTTTCTGATTTGGCTGCAACAGATGGACAGTTAAGAGTAACAGGCATTACTGGCGATCCGTCAAACAATGAACTAGGCACAACTCATACGAACTACGTAGTGTATTTCAATGAGCATGCTTATAACCATAACGAATAATAGCAGGAGGATTTAAATCATGGCTATATCAAGACAACAACTAGCTAAAGAGCTAGAGCCAGGTCTGAATGCATTATTCGGACTTGAGTACGCAAACTACGAAAATCAACACTTAGAGATTTTCGACGTTGAGAACAGTGACAGAGCTTTCGAAGAAGAAGTAATGTTATCTGGCTTCGCAAACGCGGCTGTAAAATCTGAGGGCTCAGCAGTGACTTTTGACTCTGCACAAGAAGCTTTCACTTCTCGTTATACGCACGAGACAGTTGCTCTTGCTTTCGCACTAACTGAAGAAGCAATCGAGGATAATTTATATGACACGATTGCAACTCGTTATACAAAAGCACTAGCAAGATCTATGGCTAACACAAAGCAGATCAAAGCAGCTAACGTCCTAAACAATGGATTTAGCAGCTCGTTCCCAGGTGGAGATGGCAAAGAATTATTTGCAACAGACCACCCTACACAATCTGCGGGAAGTCAGAAAAATGAGTTGACTACTTCAGCCGACTTATCAGAAACTTCTATCGAACAAGCTTTGATCGACATTGCTGCTTTCACTGATGAAAGAGGCTTAAAAATTGCTGCTAGAGGAGTAAAAATGATTATTCCTTCTGAGCTACAATTTACAGCTGAAAGAATCATGAAGTCACCAGCAAGAGTTGGTACTGCTGATAACGACTTAAATGCAATTGCATCTAAAGGAATGATCCCACAAGGATACGTGGTAAACAACTTCCTAACAGATACAGACGCATTCTTTATCAAAACTGATGTTCCTAACGGTCTTAAAATGTTCGAAAGAGCAGCTATTAAGACTGCAATGGAAGGCGATTTTGATACTGGTAACGTAAGATACAAAGCAAGAGAAAGATACAGCTTCGGCTTCTCTGACTGGCGTGGAGTATTTGGCTCACCAGGAGCATAATAATCTAGGGGCGCTTCGGCGCCCCTTTTTATTTGCAATCCCCACATTAAAAGCGTATATTCAGAACACTGCATACTTATAAATAGTCAGTATAGACTCATGCAGTAGACAATGTCTC